GAGAAATATTACTGGGATTTCTTCACCACCGATTGGCGCGTCAACGGCACGTCGCAAAACGCAGACGAGCGCGCGATCTTGCGCCTTCCCAACGGCTTTTGAGGTAATCCATGTCTGACCCCAAGACGAAAACAGTCTCTCTTTCGGTGCCGGTGACTTTCGAGGGCCGCGAAATCACCGAGATCCGCATCGCCAAGCCGAAGGTGAAGGACCTAAAGCGCATGAACGCGGCGCTCGACGGCATCACCGACCGTCTGGATCAGGGCATTGTCATGGCCTCGGCGCTGACGGGCTATCCGGTCGAGATGATCGAGGAGCTCGACACCGACGACTTCACCGCGCTGTCGGAGGTGATTGCGGATTTTTTCCCCAAGGGCACGGCTTCGCCGCCTGGCGATCGGTCGTAGCTGAGGTCGCCCACTGGCTGAACACGCCGCTCACGGCTTTTGACGAGATGGACTGGTCCGAGGTGGTGCTCTGGCACGCCGAGGCCCGTCGTCTCGCGCGGGCGGCGAAAATGAGGTGACGCGACGCCGTGGAGGCTGTCTCGCGCGGGCGGCGAAGATGAGGTGATCAGATGACACAGCTCACATCCCAACTGGTCATCGAACTGCTGGACCGGGTGACCAGCCCGGCGCGTCGGGCGGCCAATGCGCTGGCGGGCATCTCGAACACGGTCCGCGAGACCAATGGCCAGCCCATCACCTTCGGGGACCGCTTGAACGCAGCCATCACCCGCAACAACCGCGCCCTGGCTGATGCACGCGGCGGGCTGGTGGATGCGGTGGCCAGCTTTTACGCCCTGCGCAGCGCAATTGGCGCGCCGATCCAGGCGGCCTCGGATTTTGAAAGCGCCATGGCCGATGTGGCCAAGGTGGTGAACTTTCCAAGCCCTGCGGCCTTTGCGCAGTTCCAGCAGGATCTGTTTGCGCTGTCGCGCGACATTCCCATCGCGGTGACGGGCCTTGCCGACATCGCCGCAGCGGCAGGTCAGGCCGGGATCGCGGGTGAGGACCTGATCCGCTTCACGGATGCCGCCGCTCGGATCGGCGTGGCGTTTGATATCAGCGCCGAGCAGGCGGGTGGCTCGATGGCCAACCTGATGACGGCGCTCGGGCTCACCATTGACGAGACGGTGTTGCTGGCTGATGCGATGAACCATCTGTCCAACAGCCAGGCCTCGAGTGCGGCGGACATTCTGGACGTGGTCCAGCGTGTGGGCGCGCAGGCGACCATGTTCGGCTTCACGGCCGAGCAAACATCCGCCTTCGCGTCCGCGATGCTGGCAGCAGGCTCGACCAGTGAGGTCGCTGCGACATCCTTCCGAAACATGGGGGCGGCGCTCACAAAAGGTGAAGCCGCCACGGCAGGCCAGAGCCGGGCCTTCGCAGCCCTCGGGCTCGACGCAGAAGAAACCGCCCGCTCCATGCAGGAAAACGCGGTCGAGACCACGATCGACGTGCTGCGCCGCATTGGCCAGTTGCCAGCAGAGCAGCGCGCGGCGATCTCGTCGCAGCTCTTTGGCAATGAGGCCCGTGCGCTCGGACCGCTGCTGACCAACCTTGGCCTTGTCGAGGACACGCTTGGCATGGTCGGGGATCGCGCGACCTATGCAGGGTCTGCCTTTGCTGAATTTGCAGCCCGCAACAACACGTTCCAGGCCAATATGCAGCGGTTCCAGAACGTTTTGACAGAGCTGCAGATCAATATTGGCAATGCGTTGATGCCCGCGATCACGCAGCTCGCCGAAGCCGTCACGCCGCTGATCACCCGTCTGGCAGATCTGGCGAATGCCTATCCGGAGGTGACACTGGCGGTGGTCGGTGCGACGGCAGCGGTGATCGCCTTCAAAGGCGCCATGGCGGCGCTGCGCTTTGCCGGGCTTCTGGGACGCGGGGGTGTCTTGTCGCTGATTGCGGCCGGTTATAATTCCATCGGGCGCGCCGCGATTGGCGCGCGCGCAGCGGCAAGTTCCATGATCGGCCTGCAAACCGCCCTTGCTGCGATGTCTGGCCAGCCCCTCGGGACGCTTGGTCTTTTGCGTGCCGGGCTCACCGGGATCGCGCTGGCGGTTCCCGGTGTCGCCGCCCTGTCATCGGGTATTACGGCGATCGGCGCGGCCGTGGCCACGATTTCGGCCCCGGTCTGGGGCACGTTCGCGGTGGTCGCAGCTGCTGTGGCCGCAGCTGGCATTGCCATCTGGCGCTATTGGGATCGGATCAGCGCGATCTTCACCGGCGTGGGCCAGGCGATCAGCGCAGCGCTGCAGCCGGGGCTGAACTGGGTTGGTGAAAAGTTGTCCTTTCTGACGCCGCTGGTCGATGGGTTCGGTGCAGCCTGGGATTGGGTGCGTGAAAAGCTGTCGGGTCTTGGCGAGTTGCTCTCGGGTCTGTTCACCCGCGAGACCCTGTCCGAGGAAGACATCGCGCGGATCACCGAACGGGCGCGGGAGGTGACCGAAAACATCATCGGCTGGTTTGCTGGCTTGCCTGCCCGGATCGGTGAGGCGGCTGGTGCATTGGTTGAGGCAGGCCGTGGCCTGATCCAGTCGATCTGGGACGGGGCCCGTGAGCGGTTTGGGGAGTTCATCGACTGGGTCGCGGGCATTCCGGGCCGTATCATCGACGCGATTGGCAGCATTGATCTGTCCAGCCTGATCAGCTTTGGCGAGCCGCCGCGTTGGCTGCGCTGGATGATGGGGGAAGAGGAGGTCACGCCGCCAGAGATCCCGGTGCCGCCGCGGCAGGCGGAATTTGATTTTTTGCCAACCGATCAAAGAGGGGCAGCTGAGACGCTGGCGGCGGCGCGCGCGGCAGGAGATTTGCCAACGCCGGAGTATCTGCAAGACCTGTCAGACTACGCCGGCCACCTGCGCGGTGAAATGGCCGGGGTTCAGGCGCAGATCAACCAGATTGATCAAAACGGGCCGATGGGCGACAGCCTGGCCGCTCCCTTGCTGGCCAACCTTGGACGGTTGCAGGGGGAATTGGTCGTCGTTGAAGGCGAGTTACAGGCCGGGCGAGAAAGGGCAGATGACGTCACCGAAGCACTACGCATACTCGGGGAAACGGAGACCACGCCCGAGATCGACACTGCCTCCATCGACCGAGCACTCGCCCGCGTACGCGCGCTCCGCGCTGAATTGGCTGCTGCGGAAGGCGGTGCGGTGGTACCCGTGCCATCGGTGCCGGAGATTGACGGTGCCCGTGCAGGTGGTGGCCCGGTCAGTCGGGACGGCACCTATCTGGTGGGCGAGGAAGGGCCCGAGCTGGTCACGCCGTCCCGGTCGGGGTTCGTAAACACCTTTGGCGCAATCCAAGATGTGGTGAGCGCAATCCAACGACTGCCCTCGGCCGTGGCGGCCGTTCAGTCAATCGGGCCGCAGCTGGTCACACCAACGCCTGTTGCGTCGGAGGCAGATGCAATCGAGGGGCCAGCGTTGCGGGTCGGCACAACGGATGCGGTCGATGCACCGGCGGCAGCGCAAAGGGCGCCGCGCGCGGCGTTTCCAAAGATCGACGTGCAGATCAGCATCGCGCCGACCATCCACACCACTGAGCGCGTCGATCCTGCGCAGCTCTCCCGCGACATCAGTGAGCAGATGCGTAGCGAATTGCGCGAGGCTTTCCGCGGCGTCTTTGCGGATACAGGCATGAGGTTTGCGTGATGCTGATGATGTTGGGACCGGTGCAGTTCGAGGTAATCCCCTTCAACACGAACACCTATGGCCATGGCCATGAGGCGGGCTTTGCCGAAAAGCCGGTTCTTGGCATTCGGCCACCACTGGAGTTCGTGGGCGAAGGCCCGGAAAGCTGGACCATCAAGGCCAAACTTTATCCGGAAAAGTTCGGCGGGCTGGGTCAGTTGCAGACCCTCTATCAGGCGCGGGCATCGGGGCGGCCGCAATACCTCATGCGCGGTGACGGCGCGGTGATGGGCTGGGTGGTCATTCTCGATGTGCAGGAGCGCTCCACCTATCTCGATCCGAAAGGCGTCGGTAAGATCATCGACGTGGATATCAGCGTCAAACGCTGCGGCAGCCCATCCTCAGCCAGTTTCTTCTCGCTGCTGGCCGATATCTTCCTCTGGGCCACGCGGTGAGTGCCATGATGATCCCAGTTACTGAAACCGTGACCGTTGAAGGGGATGCGCTGACGGTTTCCCTGATCGTCTGGCGACGTTTCCACCGGCCGATGCCAGGTCTGGTGGAGCAGATTTACGATCTGAACCCCGGTCTGGCCGATCTTGGACAGACCCTGCCGGTCGGGACCCGCTTTGTGATTCCGATCCCGATCCCGCGCGCGCAGCAGGTGCTGGACCCGATCCGGCTTTGGTAAGGAGACCCGCCCCATGTCCAAACGCGCGCTGTTCAACGTCACGGTGGCGGGGAGCAATATCACCACGGCGCTCATGCCGGTGCTGATCGGCCTGCGGGTGTCGGACAAGGTGGGCACCCATACCGACAGCGCCGATCTCGAAATTGACGACACGGAAGCCCGGATCATTCTGCCGCAAAAGGGGGCTGATGTGGTGATTGCACTGGGTTGGGAGAGTGAGGGCCTGCGGGTGGTGTTTCGCGGCACCGTCGATGAGGTCAAATCCTCTGGCAACCGGGGCGCGGGGCGTCGGTTGATGATCGTCGCCAAAGGCATGGATACGACCGGCCCCGCCAAGGAAGGCCAGCAGCGCCATTGGGATAACCAGACCATCGAGACGATCCTGCGCGATGCGGCCCGCCATGCGGGGATCGCAACTGTTGAGGTCGACCCTGACCTGCGCGGGTTGCGGCGGGCGTATTTTGAGATGCGCGATGAAAGCTTTATCGCCATGGGCGAGCGGCTCGCTCGCGAGGTGGGCGGCAACTTCCGGATCGTCGGCAACACGGCAATACTGTCCAAGCGCAACGGCACCTATCAGGCGGTTGTTCTGGCCCGGTGGGGCGACAATTTGCAAAGCTGGGATATCGCCCCGCAGCTGGGACGGCCGCAGTTCAGCACAGTCCGCGCAAGGTGGTACGACATGGTCGCGGCCAAGTGGGAAACGGTGGAGCGCGCCACTGGTCTCGATGTGCGCGCCCTGCATGCGTTTCGCTTTGCCAAACCTGATGCGGCCGAGACCACCCAGCAGACCGACAGCGATGCCGCCACCGCCGAACGGGACGCAGGCGAGGGCACGGTCACGATCGAGGGTGATCCCGCTGCGATCCCGGACGGGCTGTGCATCATCGTAGGCACGCGGCCCGGCGTCAATGGTGCGTACCGGATTGAGGCAGTGACCCACACGCTGACGCGCGCGGGCGGCTTTGTGACGACGCTGGAGCTGAAACAGCCACAGCAGGGCGCTGGTTCTGACGAACGCTAGCGTCGCGTGGACCTTGCAGAGCAAACATATGACAAGAAGGCGGAAGCCCATGACAGATAACGATCTGCGATCTGAAATCGCGGCGATACGAAGCACGCTGCGCCATATCGAAGCCGAGCTGACCGACGCCAAAGAGCATCGCAAGGAGACCTCGGCCCTGGTGCAGGACTTCATCACGCGGCTTGTGCGGCTGGAAACCGGCGGTGCGGTGCTGAGCGGCCTGCCAAAGCAGGTCCATCAGAACGAGGTCTCCAATATCGCGCAGGAGGCCCGGCACAGGGCCCATCAAGATGCAACCGAGGCCATGCGCAAGACTGTACTGGCCGGGTTCGCAATCGCCGGAACCGTCTCGTCGATCATCGGCCTGCTAGCCTCCTGGCTCATCCTGACCTGACGCGGCACTGATCGCGCCACGCCCAGCACATCCCCAAAACCTGAACTTTGCATACCGCGCGCTCCTTCGGGCCGCTTTGCGCATGGAGAGACGCTATGACCCCTTTTGATATCGCCAAGACCTATATCGGGACCGTTGAGGGCCCGGGACCCGAGAACAACCCGGTCGTGATGGAAATGTACGCCTCGGTCGGCCATGACTGGGTGGAGCATGACTCTGTGGCCTGGTGCGCAGCTTTCGTCGGCCACTGCCTTGAGAAGGCGGGGCTGCGGTCAACGCGGAAACTAACGGCGCGCTCCTATCTGGACTGGGGCATACCGGTGACGGTGGACGATGCCCAGCCGGGCGACATTGGCGTGATCCCACGCGGCAGTTCCAGCTGGCAGGGGCATGTCTTCTTCATCGACCGCATTGAGGGGGCCTGGGTCTGGGGGCTCGGTGGCAACCAGTCCGATGCGGTGAACATAAAGCGCTATCCGGTCTCCAAGCTGCTTGGGGTGCGTCGGGCGGGGAACGTGGCCCCGGCCGTCACCCTGTCCGTTCGCGAAGTGCAAACGCGCCTGCGCGGGCTGGGCTATCACGAAGTTGGCAAAGCCGATGGCATCATGGGGCCGCGCACGCGTAGCGCAATCCTTGCCTTCAGGGATGATAACAGTCTGCCGCTGGTGCCGATCATCGATGTGGCGCTGACCGAGGTGCTGCCCAATGCCCGGCCTCGGGCTGTTGCGCCGGAGCGCGCCGCCGGGGCTCCGACTGAAAGCCGGATCGTGACCGCTGCCAACGCCCAGATCGGGCTTGGGGTCGTGGGGGCTGTCGGCACTGTCGGATCGCAGATCGCCCCCGCTGTCGCCGAGGCCGAAAACGCCCGGGCACTGGCCGAGCGCGCCTTCGCTATTATTGGCTTCGACGGCTGGCTCGCCGCAGCGCTGCCGTGGGTGGGTGCTGCCGTGTTCATCGGGGTCATCATTTACGCCGTGAAGGCGCGCAGCGCCCGGATTGAAGACCACCGCATCGGGAAAACGCCGTGATGGGCGGGTTCATCACAACGGCGCTTTCAGGGCTTGGCCGACGCGCAGCTTTCTGCGGCGCGCTGGCTGCCGCAGTCGGTTTTGCGATCTGGGCCCTGATCCGACACGGTCGCCATCAAGCCGAGGCTGATCTGGCGATCCGTCGGGCTGACGCGCGGGTGCGTGCGATGCAGACATCAAAGGAGACCCGCCATGAAGTTCGCAACGCTGACCGCGCTGACCTTGGTGATCGGGCTGACCGCTGGATGCGCGATTGAGCCTCGCTGGGTGCATGACGACTGCGATTGGGCAGAGCCAATCCGCCCGTCGCGCGCAGACGTCCTGACCGACGAAACCTTGGCGCAGATTGTTGCACATAACGA